CCCGGGTATGTTTTTTGTCCATAAGCATTATACCAGCAGAAAATGAGTCTTTTATTATGCAAACTTTCTAAACAACTGAGGGTTGAATTTATTCAACCCTCGCTTATTCAAACCTATGTAACTACCCTCAAAAATAAATCGCTGTATAAACATTTAAAATTAGAGTCACTAATAACCAATGCCGATCGCAGTGCTGCTACTTTCCCATCAAATTTTCAATCTGGACTATTTCTTTTAAACAACCTTATGTGGTCTCAATGCTCAAAATTGATTAGTAATCTACATGAAGACGAGGACTATTTGGAACAGTTAACAGAAATTAAAAATGACAGATTTGAAGTACCTGAAAACCATGTTTTAATTTTACCGAATATAGATATCAACTTTGGTTATGATGTAGATGCACGTGTAAAATACTACACAGACACAATTATTACCGCTTGTAAAAAACACGTTTCCACAGATGTAAGTAATATAAGTGAGGCTCTATTTACTCTTGGCTTAATCTATAAAGTTCTTATTATTAATATTTCCAATAAGGAATTGAAAATTTTAAACGAATACATACAAAAGAATGGAAGTACTAATAGTGTAAATATTACTACAATGCTTTTATCGCTAGCTAATCGTGAATTTTACTTTAAGAGATGTTATCTTTCTGGTATGTTTGAAACTTACGCTTTTAAAATGTTATCACTGGCTATTTTAAATTATGCTGTATATATATCAGAGACTAATCCTGTGGAATCGCAAGAACTTGCATATTATATGATGTTAAATTTTGGTGGGATACAATCTGTTTCTAGCATTATAATAAGTAACATTAGTTACACAACTTATATTAGTTATTTTCAATTTTTACATAAGACTAATTATGGTTCATTATCAAATAGCACTGGTTCATTAGGAGTTAGTAATGCAAATTTTTATACCCTTAATGAAAAAACAGAACAGAAAGAGGTTAATGAAAAGCTGAAGAAGTTACAAACTATTATTTTGAAAAAGAATATCCTAAATAATGATGAAGTAGTTGTTAAATCGTTATTCTTTATTACAATACTAGATTTAAATGAAACAAGATCAACTCAATTTAATCAATTTATAACTAATATACGTAATATTGCAAATGATCAATTTGGTATAGTTTTAAGTTTTCCAACTGTTGCACAGTTATTTCCAATGTTATATAAAGCAAATATTTTAAATGGTGTTTTAAAAAATAAACTAAAAAGTTATGCATATGCTAATGTCGAACAAGGGATGAATCTATTTAAAGAATGTTCTAATAAAGTTTTAGAACCAAAAATAAAGAAATCTAGTAAACAATCAAAAGGCACAAGTAAAACCGTACAACAACCCTCTGTCTATACAGTATCTTCAAATCCAACAATTGCGTTAAAGACTATTCCAGAAAATGTGAATGTTCCGAAACTCATAGCAAAATCTACGTGTTCATCTCTTGATTCTCCAACTTGTCAAAAACAAATGTTTAATTTTGATACATCAAATGATGATTTAGATGGTCATGTTAAAGCAGATGATATTCTCTATGATGTGCCACAGAATAAATTAGTCATAGAAGATGATGATGATGATGGAAATGAATCCTTAGATAATGATGATGGTGAAAACGATCGTTCATTCCATAACAGCAACGCATCTACACCCCAAAAATCCAACTCATCAAGGAGTCCAAGTCCAATGGCTTCTCAAGAACATGAAGTAAATGACACAATTAATAAAGTTGATAACCAAATTATTACGCACACACCGAGTATAGCTTTAACAATTCAAGAAAATTCAAGATCGAGTATTACAACCACTGTCAATCAAAATATACAGGCATCCCCACCTTCTTACAGTCATGCAGATAAGAATACTACTTCTCAATCAAATATAAATTATGGTATAGCTCGAACAAAATTAGAGTGGTTCTCATTGGGATACATGTTTGCTAATGCTAAAGGTGAGCCTGACTTAACTAGATTTGATCGATTTAGCTCAACTAAATATTACTATAATGAGAATAAGTTCGCAAAAGTAAAGCCTTATGTTAAAAAATGCATTATTGCCGAGATGATGGGATTAGCAAAAATTGATGATTTAGATTTCCTGGTTAATTTAATTAAAACATCACCGGATGTATTTGATTCTGACCCAGATAGTGATTAATTTAATGAGGTAAAATTGGCTTTGTTTGTCTTTGTGCTGCTATAACATATTAGAGATATTCTATATCTCTAATGTTTAGGTTTTTGTGAACGAAGATTTGTT